GTGCATGAGGAGTTGTGTACGTTTCTGCAAACGCATCCGGCGCACACCAAATTGGTGTTGATGCCCCGGTACTCGTTTAAGAGTTGTCTGTGCACCGTGGGCTATACGTTGTGGCGGTTGGTGCGGGAGGATTCGTTGCGGGTGCTGATCTATTCGGATGCGACCTCCAAAGCCGAAGGCTTCCTGACCGGGATGAAGAATCATCTGCTGGGGTTGGAGTCCTCCTCCGCCTTTCGGGACTACTTCGGAGCCTGGGAAGTCGATCCCAAAAAAGGGGTGTGGAATCAAAGTGCCATTGTGATTGCCCCCCGTCGGCACGCCCATGCCGAACCCTCCGTGGATACGGCGGGGATTGAGACCTCCAAAGTCGGGGCGCACTATGATCTCATCATCTTCGATGATTTGGTCAGCGACAAAAACGTCACGACCAAAGAACTCATGGAGAAGACGGCGGAGTGTTACAAGAAAGCCCTGTCCTTGTTGAAACCGGGGGGCGAAGTGCTGTTGGTGGGAACTCGATGGCACTTTGGGGATTTGTATGGACGGATGCTGGTGGAGCGCGAGACGGATGCGAGCTTTGCCTCGTTCATCCAACAGGCCGAACGCGAGGGGACGTATCCCTTTGCCTCCATCGGGCTCACCCAAGAATTTTTGACGAATCAACGCAAATCCCAAGGCAGCTATACCTTCTCGTGTTTATACCAAAATGCCCCGGTGGATGATGAGACCGCCACCTTTAAAGCCAAAGATTTTGCGTTCTATCAACCCCGACAAAACGATGCCTGGCACGCCTTTGTGGAGCGGCTTTATATCACCGCCGTCCTTGACCCCATTCCGCCTCCGTCGTCGGATCATGGGGATGACGCCGCGCTGACGATTGTGGGAACCGATAGTGACCATAATCTGTATCTCTTGGATGCCGTGTCGGGACGACTCGACACGGACAAACAAATTGACCTCATCCTCCAAAAAAACCGGCAATGGAAATTCCGCGCGTTTGGGATTGAGACGAATGCGTTTCAGAAAATCTTGAAGGTGGAGTTGGAACGTCGGATCAGCGAGGCGCGACGGGAGCGGACGTGGCACCCCTTTTCGATCACCGAATTTGTGGGGATCACCCAAGGCAATAAAGAACGTCGGATTATGGGGCTGCAACCCTATCACGAACGCGGGGCGATTAAATTGCCGGGGGAGCGACTGGAAGTGCTGCACGCGCCGTACTCGACCCTGGCCTATCAAATGCTGCAATTTCCCCGTGCCCCCCATGATGATTTGCTCGATTCCCTGGCCTATCACTTGCAGTTGCTCCAACCCGGGGAGGCGGTGGAGACGACCCCCTCCTTTCCGTGGGGATCGGCGGCCTGGTATGAACGGGAAGTGTTTCGGAAACGCGAAGTCCAACAGCGCCAACGGAGTCCGAGGCGGACTCGGAAACCCTTGACGCCGTTGGCGTTTAGTTAAGGAGTCTTCATGGCGAAGGGAGCCGCGAAAGCAGACGCGAAGTCAGACGAAGAGGTACGGCGTGAGTTCGCCGAGCAATCGGCGAAAAGCGCCCGGCAGAAGGAAGTGGAGCGTCGTGCGGAGCTGAAACGGGCGCAAGAAGCGACGCAGAAGCACACCGGGAAGGGGGTCTATAGCGTCTAATGCCACGCCTTGAGCTTGAAATTGGGGATGAGCGGTTAAATCACATCTCAGAACAAGCCTATGCTCAGCGGCAGCAGGGGGATATTCAGTTCTGGCAGACCAAGCTTACCAAGACCCAGGGATTGTTGAAAGACCTCCAAGGGCTCCCGAAAGAGCGGATCGACGGCGTGGAGGCGGCGAGACTCCAGAATGACATCGCCACCTGTGAACAAGAACTTACCCGGTTGACCACGGAGGCAAAACGTGTGGCCGAACATCGGGTGAACCCGAGAACGGGCGCTCCCTTTACGATTCAAGAAATTCGCCTGGAGCTGAAACCCATCTCCAGACGGCTCAATCGTCCGACGACATGACCCTGTATCCGAGTCTGCCTCCCCTGAAAGTTGCGGAACGGCCCTCTGAGAAGCGGCGGAAGCTGAAAGGGCCCCCAGGGACGATTCCGATTGAGGAGGCTGAACGGCGACAACTGGAACAGAAGCTGCATCTAAAGTGATGATTCCGATTACAGCAGATACCGTCGCTAAGTGGCGCATGGAACTCGACTTCGGGGTGGAGTTTCGCAACCGCGAATTTGGGATGTACCAATTCGCGCAAGGCGAGGACACCCCGCAGACGACCCTGGCCGGGAAGAACCTGGACTACTACGAACAGGGGGCGCGTGAGGAAGAGGGGGAAGCCGCGTCTCCGCTGAACATCGTCTTTCCCATCATCAAAAACGTCGTCCCCACGCTCTTTTTCCAGAATCCCCGGGTGACGGTGAAGCCCATGTCACGGACGGACACGGCGGGCGAAGATGCCTTCTATGTCCGCGAATTGATGAACGAAGATTTGCGTGATCCGATCCTCCGCATTAAAGAGACGGGGCAGTTGGCGACCTTTGATGGGTATGTCTTGGCGAGCGGGTTCGTGAAGATTGGGTATGCGACGGAGTTTGGGTCGGATATTACGCCGACGAAAGCGGAGGAACGCAAGAAACTCCGCGAGCGACTGAAAGACCAAGCCCAGCAGTTGCTCGCAAAAGTCGGGCTCGTCGAGCCCCCCGAAGCGGAGCCCGAAGTCGCCCCGTCGGATGCGACGATTCGCTCCGAATCGCCCTACATCAAATGGATCAGCCCGTTTGAGTTTGTGATTGATCCTCGGGCACGGTCGATGGCCGAAGCGCGGTGGGTCGCCCAACTGATTCGACGCACCCTCAAAGAAGTCAAAGAGGATCGTCGGTATGGTCGGGCAAAGTTTGAGTTGACCCCCGATGCGGTGAATGATCCTCGGATTGACGCCTCCATGCTCGATGACTTCCAGACCGTGGATGTCTGGGAGATTCACTATAAAACGCCAGATTCCGAGACCGGGATTCGCGTGTTGACCTTGGCGGCCACCCAACAGCAGACCAAAGCCCTCATGCACGAGGACAATCCCTATGATCTGGGGGATTGGCAGTATGAGTGGTTGACGATGAATAAGCACGGCCACCGGCTCTATCCGATTAGCACGGTCTCGGTTATTCGTCCCCTGGTGGATCGACTTAATAGTTCCTTTGATGCGATCCTCGAACAAGCGGATAAGTTTGTCGCCAAGATTGCCTATAACGAGCGCGTCACCAAAGATGGCGAAGTCGCCCTTGAAGCGGCAGAAATTGGGGCGCGGGTGAAGCTCTCGGGAACCGATGCGGTCACGGGATCGATTGCCGTGGTTTCGATGGAACAGATTAAACAAGATTTGATGCTCTTTGTGAATCAAGTCTTGGACCTCATCATTCTCGTGACTGGCCTCACCCGTGCGCAATTGACTGGTTTGTCGACGGCCAATACCGCCACGGAAGCCCAAATCGGTCAATCAGGACAAACGCTTAGACGCACCGATGAATCCAATGGCGTTTCCGATTGGTTTGCCCGGGTGTTGGTGAAATACTGGCGCGTCAAAGCGCAGTTCCAAGATTTAACTGAGATTGCCCTGGTGAAAGACGTCCTGCCGAATGCGCAGACGGGGATGCTCCAGACCCAATGGTATCCCGCCATTGATCCTGAACGCGCCGAACGCCTCAAGAAGACGCGGTTTCGGTTTGAACTGGAAGTCTCCTCGATGCAGAAACCGAATTTGGAAATTATTCGCGCCCAATTTGAAGCCTTCATGCGAGCCCTCATGGAGCCGGTCGTGACCCAAGGCCTCGCGTTGGATGGCAAGCGCATTTCGGTGGAGGAAGCCATTCGGCAATGGAGCCGGTTCTTTACCGAACAGGGGTTGCAAGATTTGAGCAAGCTCTTGGTTCCCGTGGCGAATCCCCAACAACAGCTTGCCTTACAGCAATTTGGACAGATGCCCAAAGGACGAAACGGTCAAGCGCCCCTGGCAGGGCAAGTACCGAATATCGCCGATGTCGTGAGCGCGGTGGCGGGAGAACGAGGGCAGGGGGTTCCGTTGGCATGAGCTACACCGGGACGTATATCCATGTTCCAGGCGAAGGCCTCGTGCGGGTCTCCACCGCCACGCCGCACCTCGAACGAGGGGTCTATTTTAACAAAGGCAATGTCAAACAATACGACCCCTCAGCCCGGGTGCTCTTTGAATCCAAACAACATAAACGCGCCTGGCTAAAAGCCAATCATCTCTTTGAAGACGGGATTATCAAATCGGCTGATCATCGTCCGAATGCCACCGCGAGGAACCGGACGAAGCTGTCAGCCGCAGCCAAACAGGAAGCGGGGAAGCGTCGTGCGTGGATTCAAGCCCAGGGGGGTACTGCGGGGTTATGGGATCGGATTCAACGTCGCCAGGGGAGATTTCTCTAATGTCGGATGATGCGGCGAAACATTTTGCGTCTGAAACGAAAGACAAACCGGCAGGGCGGAGTTATACCCTGACGATTACCCTCCAACCCACGGGGGAGCTTGAACTCAGCGGACCGCTGCAAAATAAAGTGTTGGCCTTGGGGCTGTTGGCGGCGGCCACGGCGCAATTAACCCAGGCCTATACGATGAACGAAGTCAACACACGAGTCGAGAAGGCAGCCGCGTCTCGTGGCGTCAATGGGCTGCTCAAACGGATCAACGGAGGATAACCCATGCCTAAGTATGGGGGAAGTTATGGAAGTGGGGAGGTGGCGGGAAAGGTGGCGACGAGGTTGAAACGTCCGGCAGCCGTGCGGCGGTCGTACAACAACACGCAGTTGCGCCCTCGACAGGAACCGGCCAACGGCAAGTTCGCCCACCTCAAACCCCTGCCGACACCCTAATGGCGAAAGCCCCTCGGGATTGGCGGGATAAGAAGGCGTTGAATCGGTGGTGGATTGAGACCGTGGATGTCGAGAAGGTGCGGATATTTCAGAAACCCACCCAAACGGGGATGCCGAAAAAAGCCCGAGAGTAAACCATGAAACTGACCTGGGAGGATGATGGGGTGCTGCTCGATAGTCTCACTCGACGCTATCGCGGGGTGGAGTCCGATCCACTCCCTCGTGCGTCGGAGGACTCCTCCTCGTTGTTAGAAGTCTTAGAGCGGTTGATCGGGACGGTGGAACACATGGAAGCCGCGCTCTTAGCGGGCCTACGAGCCTCACGCAACCGCACGTTTGGAACCAATTTCTAATGTGGGTAGTGTTGGTGTGGTTGCTCTTGATCGGCACCGCCGAAGCAGGGAAGGGGATGGGGGAAACCCAAGTCTATGAACGTCCCATCGGGTTTGACCAACGGCTCTATTACGTCGCCTCAGGCGATGGCGCGGGGCAGATTGAATATCAGTGTTTGGCTGATCCCGGGACTGCCTCCTCGACCTCCCGTTGGCAGATACGTCGGTTTACGTACAACAGTTCCAATACGATTGCCACGATTGGATGGGCGGGGACGTCAGCAGGCTTGAATTCCGATGCGTTTGACAAGGTGTGTGATAGCCGGACCACCTACAACTATGCCAACTAATTTGTCGTATACGGGACAAGCGGGACGAACGAAACCGTATTACGGTACGAAAAAGAAACGCAAGAAACGCAAATAAGTTCAGTCTGCTGATCACAGACTGACCAAACAAAGCACTGCACGGCGAGTAGGCCGCCTACGCTTACTCGTCGTGTTTGTTTGGAGTGTGATCACGGACGTTTCGCGGGCTCGTCCTCCGCTGCACGTACCCAGCGTCGTGCCTGGGAACCAGGAGTTGAAAGATGGCAACAGTCCAAGAAGACCCGTCACGTCAGACCTACGGGGACGCCCCGGGATGGTCGGATCGGACGACGGAGGGCGGTGCAGGAGCCTCGCCCACTCCAGACGGTGAGGCCGCCTCGTCAGCGGAAGAGCTTCCTGTTCAGGAGGCCCCAGCAGAGTCGGGTTCGGAGTCGACACCTCCGTCAACCAGTCCACCCGAGGATGCGTCGGTGCCGTTTCATCAACACCCGCGCTGGATTGAGCGGCAGCGGGAGTTGGAACGCGAACGGCAAGAGAAAGAGGCGTTGCGCCAGCAGAACCAGCAGTTAATGGACCTCGTGCAGCGAACGTCCACACCGCCAGCCCCTATTCAGGAGGATATCTGGAAGGGGAAAGTCGACCATGCGGACCCGGCAACCGCGCAGTATTGGCAAACCCAGCGGATGCTCATGGAGCATCATGAGCGCCAGGCGGAAGAACGAGCGGTCAAGCGGTTACAGCCTCTCATTCAGTCGGGGATGGCGAAACTCGCCGCGATTGATCTCAAGGAATTCCGTCGGGAGAACCCTGAGATACAGGCGGGGTCTCCAGAAGAGCGGATGATTGTCGACTACATGGAAGGGCGCGTGGATGGAACGCGGCACACGCTGGATTCGGCTCGCAATAACGTCGTGATCCGACGGCTCGAAACGGAAAATCGAGCCTTGAAAGCGAAGCAAACTGCCGTTTCTCAGAAACGGGCAGCGGCAAATGTGGAGTCTTCCTCGGGGATTCCCGCCGTGTCGGGATTGCCTGGAAAAACCGCCTCCTCGGATGAACGCGCACGCGCGATCTTAGCCAAAGGGGGCAGTTGGAAGGATACCGCCGCCGCGTTTTTTGGGATTCGGTAACGAAGGATAGAGAGTGAATGCCTGCGAATGCGTCGTATAACGCCCAGCAGTCGCGCACCCAGCCCAATTTTGGGAACGAGGTGTTTGATGGCATCTCGACCAACAATGCCGTGGTCTGGATGTTGCGACAGGCGGGCAATATCAAAATCAGTGAGGGCGGGCGCACGTTTACCCACCCCCTGATGTATGCGCTGAACACGAGCTTTGCGGCTCGGGCGCATGATGCCACGATCCCCACGCCTGATCCTCAAACCCACACGCACTCCGAATGGAACGTGCGGGTGATTTCAGGCTCGATCACCTTGTTTAAGTTGCACCAAGCCATGAACCAGGGCGAACCGGTGATCCTGAAATACCTGAATGAGAAGAAGCAATCCGCGATTACCTCCTTCACGGAAGCGCTGGGCGATCAGTCGGTGGATGGGACGGGAGCTGATCCTGATTGGGACTCGCTGGAGACAATTATCTCCGCGACCAATACCACCACGGTTGGTGGGATTGCGGGATCGGATTCCAGTTGGCAGAACTACTCGGCGGCCATTGGGGGAGCGTTTAACACCTCCAACAACGGCTTGACGGCGATGGATGCCATGGTCCGTGGAACGACGTTTGGGAACAACTCCCCGACGGCGATCTTCACGACCTCCGCGGTGTATGGTCTCTACTACATCTCCCAAACGGGACTCATCCGCTACCAGAACGAGCAGTTGGCGGATGCGCACTTTGAGCACTTGCTCTTTGGCAAGCGTCCCGTGCTCTGGGATGACAACGTGGATACCGGGCGGATGTACGGTGTGGATACCAACTCGCTCTGGTTGCAAGTGCTCAGTCAGGGCAACATGGTGACAACCGAGTTCATGGATTCCACGAACCAGTTGTCCTCACAAGCGCTGATGTATTTGTTTGGGAATTTCACCACGGGTTCGCGGCGAACCCAGGGTGTCATTACTGGAATCACTTCCTAAGGAGACCTCCAATGCGAAAATTTGTCTTAGCATTGCTGCTCTCCTGTGTGGGAGCAGCCCCGGCTTGGGCCTGGGTCTGTAACAACACCCAAAGCGCCACGACTCGTCATATCTGCACAACGACGGTCTTCAATGATACCGGCTCAACGGTCACGTCAGCCTCGGTGGTGGCGTGGGATGATGACGATACGGACTTTTCTGTCACGGGCTATCCGTATGTCACCACGACGACCACGGCGGATGATCCGTATACGGCAGGGGTCATGTTGACTGGTTCGTGTCCTGATCAGGCGTTGTGTGAGATCGTCGTGTGGGGACCCGCCGAAGTCTTAGTGGCGGATTCAAGCGATAACGCGGCGGTAGATACCCTCATCGGAGCGTCGACGGTATCAGGAAACGCGGGTGACTACGCGACGGGCGCGAATACCTGTGCGTTGGGGACGTTGATTGACTTCAACGGCACCGACTCCCAGGACAACGTGTTAGGCACGGTGTTTGTGGATATCGACTGCGACTAATGGCGATGCGGGAGCTGGCCTGGCTGATCTTCCTGGTGTGGCTCCCGTTCTCCAATGGCCTGATGCCCTCGTTGACGGTGTGGAATGCACATACGACGTGGGCGCAAGGCTGGGTCGTAGGGATTTGGGCGATGGGATGGCAGTCACGTCAACGGCTGCCATCCTGTCTTCCCCTTGGGTTGTTGGTGGGGTGGATGGTGGGGATGACCTGGTGGCGCAGTACCGAATTGTTGCTCCACAACCAAGCCCCCTCCCTCGAGTTGTATGTTCCGCTTATTCATGTGGTGGTGATGAGTTTGTTTATTCAGGCAGCCATAAGCCAGTGGACTCGTGAATTTCTTCCTCGGTTGCTCCGTGGCATGGCCTGGGCTGCGGTGGCGATGAGTGGCTATTGCGCCTTGCAACTGTTGGGAATGGATCAATTTATGCGGGAACTACATGGACGCCCAGAAATCTTCCTCGTCGGGACGATTGGCAATCCGTCCCATCTCGCCTCCTATTTGGCCTTTGCGCTCCCCCTGGTTCTCCTTCAACCCGAATGGTGGTGGAAAGTGTTCGCGGGATGGATGGGCGTCGTCTTGCTCTGCACCGGGTCTCTCGCAGGACAACTCGCGGCGACGCTGAGCCTCTTAGTGGTCTACGCCACCAATCGGTGGGTGCGGTGGTCGGTGCTGGTCGGCGTTGTCTGCGGGGGGGTGTGGCTCTGGTTTCATCCGTGGTTGCTCAATTCGCACGGACGCTTCTTGGCCTGGCAGGAGTTTTACCGAATCTTCTCCGAACGTCCGATTACCGGGTTTGGACAAGGCTTTACCTTCTTTTTAGCCACGATGACCCAGGAGGGACCGATTAAGAATTGGGGACACGTCCATAACGAAGTTTTTCAAGTCGCACTTGAGAATGGGGTGGTCGGTGTCGGGTTGGTGCTCGCCACCTTGACCCTCTGGGTTCGCCGAGCCTGTCAGGTGTGGCACACCAAACTCGGACGGAGTTTGATTGCCGTCATGGGGGCGTTTGGACTCAATGCGATGCTCAATTTTCCAGCTCATCTTTGGGCGTTAGGGATGTTCGGGTTAGTCGCGTTTTGTGGCGTGATGATCCTCACGGAAACTCCTGATGGCACTCAAAACCTTTGACGAACTTCGCAATAACATTGGCTCGACGATTCGTGAAACCCAAATCGAATCCCTGATCGGGACGTTTGTGAACTACACCTTAATGGAGATTGCGCAATTTCATCCCTGGTCGTGGCTGCGTCGCAAGACGACCTTTAGCACCGTAGCCAGCCAAGAAGATTATAACTTGGATGAGGAAGTCGATCAGATTGCGATCCTGCGGCAAATCACTTCGCCCTGGAAGCTCATCCAGTTGCCCGATCAGAGGTTTTACGAATTGGTGCCGAATCCCGAGAACCTGGCGACCTCCAATCCCAGGTTTTATCGGTTGTGGGAAGAGACCGGGTTTTCCACCCAACCGACATCGGCGGAACAACTCCAGGTGCTCTCCTCCTCAACGAATGATGGCTCGGCCTTTCGGGTGGCGATTGTGGGACGAGATTCCACCAATAATCTGGAGGTTTCAGAAGAAATTATCCTTAATGGCACAACCGCCGTGACCTCTGTACGGACTTATGCCATTAGCGGATTGAAATTCTGTTCCAAATCCGCTCAGACCACGGGCACCATTACCATTCGGGGAGCCTCCTCCTCCACGGTGTTTTCGCGAATTGCCCCCGAAGAAACCGCACCTCGATTTAAGCGCCTCTCGCTCTATCCCATTCCGTCTTCGGCGATCACGATGTACCTGGAATACTTCGAGCGCGTCCGCTTGCTCGTCAATGATACCGATGTGCCTCAACTCGACACCAAATGGATGTGGGTCTTACGCGAAGGCGCCCTCTCCAAAGCCTGGGCGTATAAGCAGAATGAACAAGCCTCCGCCCTTTCACGCGGGATGTTTGAACAAGGACTCTTGCTCATGCGCCAGCAAGATGAACGGAATTTGGATTATGTGCCAGTGTTGAAGCCCCGTCGATTTCGCTCGGGGACAGTGAAACGGGTCTCGGATTCAATTTCGAGTGCGTTTCCCTCGTATAGCGTTGGGTACTAATGCGTCGATGGGGATGGGTGGTATGCAGCGTTCTCCTCTGTGGCTCGGCGTTTGCCGAAGAACCGCGCACCTACCCGCAGGGTGGGGTGCAAATCTTTTTAGGCCTCGATGATACCTCCGCCCCAACGCAAGTCCAAGATGGCCGCGCCCAAGACCTCCAAAACGTCACGCTGGATATTTCCCGAGGAATCCGCCAGCGCTATGGCTATGACCGCATCGGCGATACCTGTGACATCCCCGATCAAGCCTTCCCGCCGATTACAGGGCTCTACTACACCAAGTTTTCGTCTGGAACGGAACGGATTGTGCGGACGTGTGCCACGCGGTTTCAATACCTCAACGGGAATGTCTGGACGAATTTGCAAACCTCGGGGCCCGTGGCGATCACCGCAGGGCAGAATAACCAATTTGTCTTTACGACCGCGTTGGATCAGATCATTGGGACTAACGATGTGGATCGTCCCCTCATGTCCAATGGGACGTTCTATGAGCGGGTCAATTTTAGCGGTCTCACCGATACGGTGTCTGCGGCCAAGACGGTCGCGTTTTTCAAGAATTACCTGATCTTTGGCAATTTGTCGGAAACGCTGGCGGTGACGCCCCCCGCCACCGTGGAGCGCCCCACTCGCATTCGGTGGTCCAAAGTCGGCACGATTAACACCTGGGGCGATGAGGATTTTATTGACATTTCTGCGCTGGGCGGTCAGGAGATCGTCGCGTTTGCGGAACTGTACGATAATCTGTACGTTTTTCTGACCGATTCGATTTACAAGATGTCCCTCGTCGGTGGCGATGACATCTTCCAGATTTCCAAGGTCACGGATGATATCGGCTGTATCGCTAAAAACTCGGTGCAGTCGATTACCTTGACCAATGCGACCAATGGGCTGGTGTTTTTGGATAAGGACAAGAAAGTCTACTTCTTTAACGGGGTCATCGCCCAAGACATTTCGACATTGATTCAGGAAACCCTGGGAGCCCTTTCGGGGAACCGCTTGCAGTATGCGGTGTCGGCGGATACGAACACCGATTATTTGTTGTGTGTGACCAATGGCACCGTCTCCTCCAATAACTTGTGTCTGGACTTGGAATATGAAATCGGCGAGTGGACGAAACACGTCAACCTGAATGCGAATGCGATGGCTCACGTCTTAGACGCAAATGCGGATGATCAGGTCTATTTTGGGGACTACTACGGGTTTACGCATCAGTTTTCGGATTCGTCGTTGCGCGATGATATCGGCTCCCTGACCGGCTCAATCTCGGCGGTTGATCGGTTTACGACTGCGACGGCCTC